CCATAGACCAACACATTACGAGGACTTTCTCCTATGTTTCTGCCCGGTACAGTGTACTTTTTCTCATGCACTGTAAGATCTCTTCTTTCTAAGGAATAGAAAGACACGTAAGGATCATTTGGAGAGATAGTTACCTTGATGAACTCAGAATTTTGGTCCTGCACCGCAGTAACTATTGGAATTTTGAGGTTATTTGACCTGCTTTGTGGAGTGATTTTTTGGACACTAGACACATAATCCACCTCTTTTGGCTCAGATAGTGTTCCATGTATATTCTCAAGAAAAACCCGATAAGTATACGATTCTCCGTATTTTACGGTAGAGTCAGCCAAGCTAATTGTATCGCTTATGTTCTCCGCAGCGGCGACAAGCTTATAATAAATTTCATTTTGAGCTTTTCTATAGAATATAATCTTCCCTATATCATCTCTTTTATCTGCACACGCTCTTATCTTTATTGTTGTCTCGTTTGATTGCTGCGCCGTAAGAGAAGTCGGAGGGCGGATAGAAGACAAATCCTCTATTCTTGCAGAAACAAGATTCGATCTTGGACTCTCCCTCGAATCTTCAGAAATAGCTGACACGCAATAATCATAAGACTCTCCATACCCAACAGCCCTGTCCTTGAAGGTTAGCTCAACGAAACCCCTTTCCCTGACAGATATAAATTTTTTCTGTTCCTTCACTAAAAATTGAGAATAATCAATATATCCCACTTTAGTAAACTTCTTATCCTCAAGATACGAAGAAAGCCGACCCCTAAGAATCAAAGAGGTAGCTGGCTGTAGGCTTGAATTAATCCTCGGATTGGACTGAGGAGCGCCAAAAGAAGATTCAAACCTTCTCCTCTCCGCTCTCTCTTCCTGGGAAAGATTTACATTCATGGAAATGGCAGGAATAAGCTCCCTCTTTATGTGATAAACGGCCTTTTTCTCTGCAGAAAATTTGCCTCTAGCAGGGATACCTCTGGATATCTTCTCGAACGCAGAACGGGAAAACATTTTACTTTCTATTTCTTCTCTTGTCGTCTTACGTCGGTAAACATTGAACCCAATCACTCCCCCGGCATCAACGTCGTGTCTTGTCACTCTCCAGTTCAGTTCAAGGTAAGGATTTTCTAACCCATCACGAAGCAGCTCAATGAATCTCAGATTGGGAGTGGTTATTTCTAATTTGGCACCAACACGAGGGTCTTTCCCGAGAGAAAATACGGTAGAACGAACCCCTACTTCTCCTTCCTTTGGCTCTGGTTCTTCGTTCCTTTCTTCTAGTTGTCTCTCTAGTTCATCAATGTCGATAGAGACAGATACTTCTTTTGTTTTGATCATTCTTCTCTGTCAACCTTGAGGTCCAAAAACGATTCGAATCCCTCTTCCAGAACATCATCGTTTAGCTTATTTTCAACATTTTCTTGAATAATTTTTATTAGCTGCCCGTCAGACCCGCTTGAGTAAATTTGAACCAAATATCCCGACCTAGAAGGAACTTCTCCTTCGCTAGTCTTTAATTTGAAACTCATATTGGCGTCATCGATACCCTGAATAACCTCAATTTCTTGCCTTGAGCTTATCACTCTTTCGGTGACAACAGCGAGAGAAGCCTTTTCGATAGAAAGTACTGCCCCTGTCGAAGTATTTAGCACTCTGCTCTTGTTGAGAGAAACCATATTCATAGCTACCGGCAATCCGACAACGCTCTTTCCTTCTTCTGCTCTCTTTTTGGTCTGACTAAAAACTTGCTGACCAACGTAGTTTTGGAGACGCTTTTGGATTGTATTTTTTTCTATAGCAAGCCTCATGATAAGGCCTTTCGGTTTTACTATCTTGTTTACCTTGCGATTCGTATATTCGTAAAGCTGCTCAATAATGAAGCTTCTCGTGAGGCTGATTGTTGAGCTTTCGCTAGGGCCGAGATCAACTACAAATTCCGGAAGAACTTTGCTTCTCGAAGGAACTGTATACAAAAAACTGCTTAGGTCGTCATCCTTTTTCTGCGACACTTCAGGAGCCAATCCCCTAAAAATATAATCGTCTAGAGAAACAGAACTTGCCGAAGCTTCCGTAAATGACCCGCTGTAGTCGATTCCTTCATCTGAAAAGGCATAATACGAAAAATCGAGCTGTCCCTTGGAGAGTCTTTCCTTGCCCTTGTCTGTAAGAATTATATCAAGAATTCTCTCTTTTTTGTCTAATAGTCCCATAATACTAAATATCAGCTCTTATCCTTTTCGAGTAAATCTATTTTGTCGGAAAGTTGTTGGACGGCTTTGACGAGGTATTTGATCAAGCACGAATCACCAACCCCTAAGTAACCATTCGGCAGCATCCCAACCATCTCGGGAACTATTGGCTGGACTTCCTGTGCGACGTAATCGATATCTGGATCGTGGTGTTTTGTTTTTGGGTCTCTGTTTTTCCATTTAAATTTTCTTAGTTTAATTCCTTTGATTACAGCTAGTCCGTCAACTGTTGAATCCTGAATATCATATTTTAATTTTTCATCTGAAGTCGCAGATAATTGCGAGTAGGGAGAAGTTGATTGGAATCTTAAATACGATCTTTCTGTTCCGTTCCCATCTTTTAGTACATTCCAATAAATATCTCCGGTCGTTGCCGGGCTGTCTAATCCGGCTAAAATCTGCAGTCCCCACCGATTTGCACCGTTTCCGTCGTTATGAAATTTGCCGGCAGAATTTGCTGAAGCGTCCGCGTAGACATCAAGAGTGGCTGTTGGGCTGGTCGTTCCTATTCCGACATTCCTGTCGTTTGTAATACGCATTACTTCCGGAGTGGCTGCACCTACGTCATTAGTACTATTCCCAACATGGAATGCCATGTACTGCGTGGCCCAAGCTCCACCATCAAACCCCGCAGAAATATCAGCAGCTCGTCGTGGACCATTATCTGCGGTACCTTCGAATGTTGGATAAAACGAAAGGCCAACCACCTCACCCTGAGCATCGCCTTCAGCAGATAGTGATAGATTTGTTGAGTGAGAGTCACCAAAATTCTTATATGATTTTAACCTAGCGGCAGATACACTGCCACCTAATCCTAACTTATTATTTACCTCATTATAAACACTAGTGCCAAATAAAATACTCCCCTTTGTTGCATGCGCTGTTGACTGAAGCGTTAAATCATCTCCCGACGCGAGACCCCCAATGATTGTTTGCCCACCAGACCTTCCCGCTAAAAGAGCATAATTAGTGTGGTCGTCATCAGTGAGTCCGTCCAGCAAATCATGGTCCTTTATAGTGAAATTACCAATTGAAGCCGTTATCGCTCCCTCTAAATTGATATTTCCGGTAACCCTTAAATCTCCATTCACATCCAGGTCATATTCCGGAGACGTTGTATTTATCCCAATTTTCCCATCTTTCGCATATAGATTATTAGCGACCTGAGGGAGTATTCGGACCTGTCCCTTGGAGATGTTGTCAACAATATTGCTTACCGTATTTGTGTTTCTGAATCTAGTTTTCATCTGCATTATTTAGGGTAACAAACCCATTATTCCCTGGACACATTTCTAAATAAATTCTCTGAAGTGCTTTCATTTCTATGGAATTATTATTTTCTTTCACGGAGTATTCGTCATGAGCAAACCAGCCAACCGGATGAGCTTCTGATGACCCTCCGTCTTCGGAAGGAGCCCCGTCGATAGAAATATTAATGACATGAATAATTTCATGAGATAACGCTGATATAGTTAAACACTCGTCGTGAATAATAAAGACCTCAAAACTATCTCTAATTAATTCTCCGACGCGATAATTGACAAAAGCGTATTTGTCGTGATTATCTAGCATTTCTTCTTCACTCAAGAAAGAAATGCTAGTGTTTGAATACTGAGATTGAGCTTTTTCAGGGGTACAATCTTTATATTTTTCCTGACACTCCTGTTCGGTCACCTTCAAAATATATTCAACCTGACTCAAATCAACATCAAATCCTCCGGAAAAAATGCAAATTCCGCCTTTAGTAGAGAGGTCGCTGCCTTCACACACATCCTTCCCGCAAGAGAGAACCATTCCGAGAACCAATAATAAGCTCAACAAAATTTTAAGTCTCTTCTTCACTTTTGATCAGCCTTCCCCACACAATAAAGTTTTTGTTTAATTCCTCTGTCTGTCCAGTTGTGTGTTTTGCTGCTATTCTTAATTCTCTCACATTTATTAGGGGGATGTCAATAGGATAACCTATTTCTTTTATATCAAGGTCGGCGTAATCTATCTCTTTTTTGTATCGCAAATCCGTCAAATTGGCATAAGTTACACTCCCGGTGACCTCATACTCAATAGTCTGTTCCGTAGTAAACCCAACACTCTTAAGCGGCCTTCTCTCTACCGTTATTTCGACACTGTCTAGAGACCCGCTAACTTGTTTTCTTAAGTAGCAATACAAAGACAAGTGATCGTGTTCTGTCACATCTACAAAATCACCAAAAACAAAAGAATCAGATAACTTCCCAGACCTCTGACCCGCTGACGAGTCGCCAAAACCTCCCACCTGAACAATTTGGTCTGCCTGTTTGGGCCACATAATTTTCACAATAGATCCAAAATGATTAATTTGAATTATATTATCTTCTGTGTTCCCGACAGTTCCCACGTCTTGAGTTCCTAAAACCATATTCTTCATCTGAAAAAGACCAGACGAATGAGGGAACTCAGAAATATTATTTAATTTAAATCCCTCATTCGTTGACCCCGAAAACTCACTGAGAACATAGCCGAAAGACGGAGACAACATAGACGGACCAAGAGAACACGAATTTGCTGTAAGTCTTCCTTTTCTAATGGTAGCCTTATTTCCATTCGCCTGACCGGCTAAAAAAATATCATCATCATAAACAACAATACCCCTACCCAGCCCATCTCCAGGATCAACCGACCCCGACTGCCAATCAATAGACTCCCAAATCTCGGCACCTATTCTCTTTTTAGGTACCGCCTCTTTAGAAAAAACAAAAACATCATCTTTTGAATCAGAAGCAAAAACACCCCCACTAAATGACCCCGTACAGTCAGTAGACCAAGATGCACTAGACAGACGACGAACACAGGGATAACCAACATTGGTACTACTATAAGAAGTAAGAATATAGTCCGATTTATCGGTCGGGAAAAATATATCTCCGACATAAATCGCCTCAACATCAGGAGCAGAATAAGAATCTTCTTCATTCCAAGACGAACCATCAAATCTAAACACCTTACAAACATCTCCGTGTGTCGCATTGTAAATATAATGATTCGCCGATGTCCAAATATTGTCAGAACTATCAACCACAAGAGAAAATCCCTGATAACTCGAAGGCAGAGCAGCTTCTCCAGTCCATGTCAGTCCATCGTCATCAGAAGAATAAAATTTAGAGCTGCTGCCGTTTGACACCGGATTTACGATACAATAAAGTTTTCCATCAGAGTCGGCAACTACGTCACTAGTCTTGTCTCCAACGGCCCATCCAGGTGCAGGAGAAAAATTGTACAAATTTGACCACGTTTCACCCCTGTCGGAAGACCTAAATATAAATGAACGGCTTATCGTTCGAGGTTTCTCGTAACCTACGACATAAATTCTGTCAAAACTATCAACCCTTATTTTTTCACTATTACCGACAGAAAAAGAACTTGTTACGAGTACATTATCCCAAGTTGAACCCCTATCTATAGATTTACGAACCATGACCCTATGAGAACCTATTGCGTCCCTTTGTGTTCCACAAGCATAAAGAGTTCCACTAGAATCAGTGGCCACAGAAGTATAATTAGCCTCGGCAGATCCACTAACAGTTGGTTGATATTCGTCCACATTCCTCCACCCATAATAACTCGTATCTCTAATTCCCATTACTCAACCTTCTTCATTGCATCTGTGTTCAGATAATTGAATTCTATATGCTGATTGTCAACAGTTCTGTAATATTCCACACCCTCATTATTCAGGGGCTCCACGAAATCTAACCTAAATTTACGGAAAGACGATGACACAGGCACTCCTGAATTATCAGTGCCAACCATCGTTATGTAAACACCCTTCGTATCGTCGGGAGCCAATAAATTCATTGGAAACTCTGTAGCATCTGACCCTGACACGAAGGAAAATACCTTCTCAAACCTGACCCACCCGTCGCTTAACGAAACCCCTGAACCGGCCCCAAGGAAATCCAAGGCCGTTTCCCAGATATACCCGTCGCGATATTCAAGAACCATCTCTCCCCTTATTGCTGCTGGAGTAGTAGACGCAAGCGAACTGGAGATCTCCACTGAGAGCCTTGCCGTCATTTTTGTTGTCGCTGTCGAACTTCCATTTGCCAGATAGAAATCAAAGAACGAATCATTTCTCTCTAGGTTAACATTCGTTTGATCCCAGAGAGTTCCACTAAATTCATAAGAATTTCCGTTCGCATTAATGACAGTTATCAGGCCATCATCACTGAAGGCATAATCATCTGAATCGTAAGTCCCGCCTGTTCCACTCATGAATCTGACAGAATAACCCGTATGCTTTGTGTGCCCGCCGAAATAATGGTCATTATCGACAGAAGAATCAACTGGCTTGATCCGGAAGGCGTTCCCTAATTTCTCATTAATAAAAACCATCACTCATTGTCCCTGTCTTTTCTCATTAGCAACAGTTTTGCAAATTCATTTTTATTGTTCACGCTCACTCCCGATTCATTCACTTCGTCTTTTTGATCTCCGCTGACCTTTATAGCGAAAACAGTCTGTGAATTAGATTTTTCAAGCCCATCAGCAAAATGCGTCTTCATTTGCGGAGAGATTGTGCCATCAGGTTCAAGAACCCCACTCAGCTCAGTTGTAAACACATACTGACTGTGTCCCTCTAAATTGGCAGAAGCACTAATAACTGTCTCTGGGATTGTCGGAGGAGTTCTGAACACAGGATACTTATAGCCATACTTAGGTCTCTCAAGGAAATGACTCTCTACTACGTGTTCTCCGCCGATAAATCTAACCCTAGCTGGAAGAAGCTGCATTATTGAATCACTCAGTCTCCGGTCAAACCAGCGAAACAGCTTGAAGAAATTGGTGAAATTGATGCTGTCCCCAAGTCTTTCGAAATATTTCCTTCTCAGGTTTTCTAGGTCAGAATAATCTTCTCTATATTTGTTCACGGGGCTTCCGATCACATTGTTCGCAATATCCATTGTAGAGAATATCTTGGATATATCCTCATTCAAGGCATCAACAAGATTGAATTCAAGAGCAACTTCATTTGTGTCGTGAGCAAGCTCGCTCACCTTAAGCTCTGATTTGTTTCTTATTCTTATTTTATTTTCCGTCCACTTCAAATCAATGGAGGGACTGAGATAGTTGTAATCCAAATAGAATTTCTGGTAAGGATTCTCAGACGCAGGAAATCTAGCACCAGTTGTTGCTGTCAGGTTCCTGCGAGACAGCTCCAAGATAGGATCAACAACGTCCAGCGAAGCTGTAATGTTCTCATTTAAAGGAAAGTGGGCAAGCAAGGGATGAGGACTTTCGTTGGGGTCTCTAATTCCCACACTCTCAAAGTGCATGGCGTGATCGTCCAGCTCAGAAGCAGACAATATCCTGTCCCACACCCTGTATTCTCCGTAAAATCCCTGAGTCTCTGTCTCCCAAACTGAACCGCTGGCTGCTCCCATTATGAAGCTATAGCTGCCAGTAGCGCCGCCGATGGACCCATTATACGAAGAGCTAAGAGTTAACCTATCACCTTCTCCCTCTAGCGACCGGATATTGATATTTGTAGTAGCCGGTGCAGCTCCATCAGGACGAGTAACGGAAACATGTAAAATATCTCCCTTAAACAACTCAACACTATCTGTTTCAAAATAAGCGCCAGCACTATTACTAGAAGACATGAACAATTTTCCGTAGCTAGAACTCAAGCTCTCTCTTGCCCAAAACAAACCTATCTCATCATTATCTGAGCCGGTGTGCGCAGTCCAGATACTACCAGTCAATAAAGACCCGCTGTAACTTGAACTCACGGACACAAATTGGCACGTTGATTCTACCGTAAAGCCCTTATTTGTGTAATCCCAGAAATGATCTGTCTTTACATATGAAGAACTAAGAGTGCCATAGCTGCCAGTGCCGATACCCAGTAAAGAAACTACTTTTTGTTTATGTATCCGCGTATCTTCAATAGACCCGCCAGGTAAATAGCCATACTCTTTTATGGAAATATTTTCTCTGTTAATCCCCATCACGTTAAAAAACGCATCCAAATTGTGTCTCTTCCCTTTTGTTTTCAAAAGATAGGGAAGATTATTCAATGTCCTTCTCCAGAACTGATTTCTTATCTCATTCAGGGGAACATCTAAAGACCCAGAAGAGGCAACATTCTCACCATAGAAAAAAGCTGAAACATCTGCGTCGCCATAATGCTCTGTCGCTTTCCACCCAAAATATCTCTGCAGATAAGGTAAAAACAAATCTGGGGTCTCGTCATATCCGTCATAGTTGGTAATTCTTAAGTTGCCGAACTGATCAATGTACAGTTTCAATTCATCAAAGAATCTGGCGAGGGAAAGGGAAAACGCAGACATTATCCCCTCTGCGTCATCATCTTCCCTAATGATTGCTTCCGGTATTAAATTGAATATATTGTTATTATTTTCGTTATCGTAAAAAGAGGCAGAGGTCACCATGCTGCCCGTGAAGGAAATAACTTCGGGGTGGAAATTGTACAAAATCGGATCGCCTTCGTGAGTCAACATAACAGCGCCGGAAACCCGAGAATCAGAAGCATATCCCTCATAAGCTCCATGAATTCCACTCTTCGAGTAGTCAACAATTATCTTGTCATACGAATCTTGAGTAGTCACCCCTTCGTTGAACTTGTAATACAACCTTAGATGGCTTTCTGACTCTTCGAACGTCCCCGTGTTGTACGGAAGGGCGCTAATGGGCCTGTTGTAATTTTTTTGCAACCACGCGACACTACCAGTGTGACAAACTCTAACCTCATCAACAGACCCAGAATACAGAACGGAGCTAGCTATGCTACTGCTCGCTATTAAAAACTTATCTGTCTTAAATTCAATCGGACCAATATTGAGTGTAGACTCGTCAGCTATCACTCCGTTTATGAGTATCGAAGCTGAATTCTGAGTCCTGTCATAAATCAAGGCAACATGATTAAACGAACCAACATAATCAGTATAGTCAGCCGACAAAGACACGTCACCAGCCGAACCAGAATAAATCTCTCCAACCAACTTGTATCCACTTGAATCAACAAACCCAAGACTATAACCAAAATAATTACTTGCAGTCCCGCTCATGAATTCTACCACGGAATTCTGGTCGGAAGTAATTCCTCCAGGGTCTACCCAACAAGAAACCATTATTGACGAAGAGCCAATGTACAAGTTACTGTCCGGATCTGAAGCACTGACATACTGGTCATCGCCATTAAAATCAGCATATCCAACATACCGAGGCCAGCTGTTAAACACGTACTCTTCGTATCCTGACCCGGTTAAATGAAAAGATTCTTTTTCTTCTGTCGTGCCGTTGAAGGGAAACTTGTTCAGTACCCTGTCCTGCGCAATAGCAAACTTTGAAATAGCAGAATCAAAAAATACATGAGAAGAAAACTCAGAATAATCGACACGAAGTTCAGTTTCAGAACTCTTTTCGAGTGCTCTCCTGATCTTCTGCCTGTCTTCTACAAATTCTTCAATATCAGAAAAAGACAACTTGTCAGTAGTGGTCAGACTGGCATCTGCCCTCTTTAAATTTTCTGGAAATACAAACTTGAAGCCTGAATTGTCAGCCATCAAACCACCTTAAACACAGAATCTGAATCGATTATCTTTTTGTCATACTTATTGATGTCAATCAAGAACAGGAGACGATATTTGTATCCCGGAACAAAACTACTCATCTCAATATTGAAATAATTGCCCATCTCTCCATAAGAAAGTTGGGTATAAGGGATGGACCCAGTGCCGAATGGAATCACTGTCTCCCCCGAGTCGTCGTTCACTACAGAATAATACATTTTTTCTATATGTTCCCGACTTGAGGTATCCAAGCTTGCGCTGCTAATCGGGCCAACATGGGTGATGTAGTCTCTTTTTCTGACATCGACTATCAGCCTTGCAGTTTCGGCCTCTCGATAAACCCTGTTCAAGTTAACAACACTAACATCAAACTCGTCATAGGGATCAAACTGAGAACCCGTTAACCTCAATGGGGTGAAGGTCCCAGACATATACGTGGTAGAGCCCGAAGACCACACGTCAACCCAGGTAGCAGAAAGATATGTGGAGGCTATTGGTACGGTGAAACTTGCCGTGTAGACACCCACAGAAGCCACTGACGCCGTTAATTCAGAGACATAGGATGACGACCCAAGGGAGTCCTGAATACGCGCTATAACGGGCTCTGTGAGACTCGTAAGCTCTCCTCGAACGAGGTTGTACAAATACAGATTACTAGACGTGCCGAACGCAAAATTGTCCCGATGGTCTTTTTGAACAGAATCCCACCTGGCTTCTATAAACGGAATCCTATCAATATATTTTGATTCCCTGCCATGAAATACCTTTCTGAAATATCCGTCGAGAGCTTCTTCTGTGTCTCCCAATTTAATCAGGAAACCATTATTATTGAGAGAGCTAGTTAACCAGCTCACAACAACGTCAGTTATGTCAACCTCTAAGTCTTCATCGCCACGGTCAAAATGCTGAGAACCACTACCATGATTCGTGAGGTAATCTGACCCGGTCAATGTCCACTCCGAAGTAGAAACAGGTTGGAGCCAATTTACAGCACCAGTGTCCAAACCCTCATCGTCGTCGATTCCATTTCCTTCATCCCAGCTACGAGACAGGGGATAAACGAACAAATCATAACTTGAAGGTAAAGTGTCGGCATGTTTCATATCAAACATTCTAAGCTTGTATGTAACGCTGGAGGAGGGTATCGACAGGTCCTCGTAAATCTTCCCGGAAAGCTCAGAAAGTCCGAACTGTACCATCGATCTTGCTAAGCTAATCGAACCCGTAAAGTTTTCAACAATAAATGAAAAAACATTCAAAGCAGGAGACTCTCCGTGATTCGACCCAGAAGATTCGTTCAGGGTATCATAGCTTCGATTCGTGATATATGAATCCTTTTCGGGAAAAATTCTATAAAATCCCATTATTTTGCTGTCCCTGAAATATCTTTCGCCAAGTATTTTATTTCAAAAATAGAATTATTTTTACAATAAATTATCCCATTTTGAGTGTTTTCTTTTATGTTGTACGACGTCGAAGAGTACGACCTTGAGTCAAAATTACCAACTCTGCCAATAACTTTGAAATCAATCAGCGACAAAACACCAGGCACAGACCCCAAGAGTGTGTTTATTGTTGTTAGATTTATAGGCTGATTAATTTGAACCTTGGCTATCGTGAAGTGCTTTTTAAGAACTTCAAGGCAATTCGCGACCACCTCTGATTTTACAAAATCAGGGATAGTAAGAACATCAAAATGAGCAGCTATATTGATTATATCCCCATCCAAAATTTCTATAGCGTCGGTCAACATTCTGAATCTGGATAGATATTTCTTAAGATTTTCCTTCAAATCTTGTGGAGCTGTAGTGACATATCCGTTAGAATCCCTAGACAAAATGACTAACTCTACTCCGTTTTTATTCACCGCCCCTGCATTAGCTGTTGCTCTGAATATCGACCCAAACCTAGGAGGCATGGACAGAGTTCTGGCAATGAAATCTTCGGGCGTAACCATCCTACTTTGCGCAGAAAAATTGGCAGAAATCAAATGTCGGAGTTCCTCTATATCTAGTTCATCTCTTCCACCTTGAATTGGTTTCGGATTCTGAACAGAAAAAGAATTGCCAACATCCCTCGCAGTAGAGGTACTAAGGGTCGAATCACCTATGTCGAAAAAACTACTAGCGACCGACGCCACCTCTCCTGCCCCTGCGTTTGTTATTGCTCCCCCTCCGGCCCTGTACTTCACGGTCAAGGTGGTATTAACAGGAGCAAGGCCAAGCGTTCTGGTTTTCAAGAAATTCTGAGGGTCTAAAGAAAAATCAGTAAACGTGTCCTTTCCGTACAGAGGAAGAGATAAATCACCGAGATCAGGAATAAGCTCTCCGTCAAATACTTCAGCATCGCCGGTTCCAAATATCAAGGACATCCTGTTTGTATCTATATCGTATTCCGATATAAACCGATAAGGAACAGACCTAAGTTTCATGATATATGGGACTTCATCGGCACCATCACCAGTACTAGGAACCCCGTCAAAAACAGTGTCTTGAGCCAGGTAGTCAACCTCATACCACTGGTTTCCTTCGCTATCAACAACACTCTGAATTTCAGTAACATCGTCTTCTTGGATGGTTATTTTCCTGAATGATTTGTAAGAACCAACCGAAAATGTAGCCGTCGTTGTTTCTCCCGCTTTGACGTCAACCTCTGATTTCTTGAGAACGTAACTCAAAGGCTCTTCAGTAACAACATCAGTTTCTGACACCTGAATAAACGCAGGGTTGTTCTGGTCTACGGTACTGAAGTCAATATCTAGAAGTGTTTCATAGGATTCCCCGGCGTTACTTTTCAGTTTTGCTGATTTTCTAACTATACCTGCGTACCGCATATCTGGGATGGTTTTGCCTAATGATGAGGAGGCCGGAACCTTAAGATATGCGTCGAGAACACCACAAGCAGCAGATTTTCCGAAAGGCTTCCACCCGTTCTGCTTCGCATGTTTAAATAAGTTTTTCTTTTCTCTTGCCGTCGCTATGAAGGATTCGTCAAATTTCTTGTCCAGGTAAAACGACAAATTATCTCCGATAAATGCCGACATTTCAGTTAGGGCCATCCCTTGAGATGATTCTTGAAAATCCTGAACAGTGTCAGGAAAATAAATTCGGAGATGTTCTATCAAATCTCTCTTAAAAGATTCGAAATCCCTGTTAAGGTATCGAATGGCTCTTTTTTTGGTGGTATCCGTTGCCATTTTTGTTGTCTCCGCCTATGCGCTGATTTTTTGCTCTAGTGTCTTTGTCGAATCCAAATTGCCCACGGAAAATTCTATCTTCACATGAATCTCGTTCGACCTCAATGTGGGGGTGGTTGTTTTATCCTGAACATCTATGTTAATCACATTAACAAATGGCATCCACTTTTCTATCGCAACAACAATGTGGTCTTCGATAGATTGACTGAGGTCGTCACCCTGTAGCTCGAAAATAACCTCACGAAGATTGGCACCAAAATCATAATGTATTGGCCTTTCCCCGTAATTTGTAAGTAAAAGAATCTTCAGATCATCTGCAATTGCATCGAGCGTTGATTCGTTGGTCGCAAAAGAGCCTTGTGGGCTCCGTCGCATTGGAAACTGTAGGTTTATTGGTGTAGCCATCTCTACAGTAATTAGTAAATAGTCACATTAATGGCGCAGTTGAAGTGGCACCCGAGGAAGTATTGGTCAAAACGACTAGAACAGACCTTGTCCAGGCATCAATTGCATCGGCAAGTTTGGCGGGTCCATCAGCTCCACCAGCAATTAAGGCTTGAGCGGCCTTCAGGGACACCTTAAGGGCAGAAGGGGGAGCAAAAGAAGTTATACCCGTGAAGGCCGAGCTTACCCACGACGCATTGCTCCACAAAACATACAAACTTTCACCCAGATCATCAAGAAATACCTGTTTTTCCATTGATTTCTTAATGTTTTTCTCTAATCTTTCCTTCTGGCCATAAAATCTGACAGGTACGGACAGTGCAACAGCAGACTTTGAGTAGTCGTACAACAATTCTGCCCACTTTTCTGCCGCTGAGTCAAGATTTTTCGGAGGATTTGCTTGAAAATCCCTCATTCCGTCAATTAATATTTTCTTATTCAGTGCCACTATTTCTTCAATTTTATCGTTTTTGAGAGAATATCTTGCAATTTCTTTTCAATTGCCACAAATTCGGCCTGATTTATCAAAACAGGAGCAGTTGGCCCAACAGCTGTATTTAGAGATATTTTCTTGATGGCAGAAATCAAATCACCCAGAGTGTCAACCAAGGTATCTCCCAGCACTCCCGACTCACCATTAGTATCAGAACCAAAATGAATATTCGCGCCCTCAATGAAAATATCCCCGTCCTTCACGAACAATTTCATCCCTTCTCTGCCAACTATTCTAACTTGGTCAGATTTCAAGCCAACAGTAGGAGAAGGAGGAGAAGCTGGACCGACCTCCTCTGTTTCAAAATGTTTGTCAACATCAGTGTTCATGCTGATATACACTCGGGACTTGTCTTCAAGCATGTTTAGATCATCTTTATCTTTTCTACCGACAACAAGGTCAATAGTACCAGATTCTTTTTTTTCTCCAGACTCGACAGTTGACGGCCTGTCTCTGCCCAGGACGATTACAGAATTATTTGACCCCTCAAGAACCCTATCTCCTTCCCTATTCTGAAATTCAGGGACCTCTTCAACAACAAATTCATCTGAAGGTTTCACCACCAGAGGTTGAACTTCCGTGTCTTGAATCGCCTGTTCTATACCGATATCATTGAAATCATTGTCTTTGTTCTCAAAGAATCTCTTCTTTCCGGGAGTATAATTTGTGTCATGTATTCCATGTGGCTCCGCTATTCTCGTCAGCCACAGACCATGCGTTTGTTCGGGATCTGAAAAGACAACCCAGGCATGTTCGCCCTTCTTGATGGGCATTCTGTCATAAGGAAACATCGGCCAAAATACAGGCAAATCTTCTTCACTGGTGTATTTGTCCATAGAGTCAGTTATGACTCTGGCCCTTATGCTATTCCTTGGATTTGGGAGAGGCTCGTCTTTGAACGCTCCACCCTTCGTGTCAATGTCTATAACTGCTGCAACATAAAAAACCGTGTAATCTTCTAAATCCCCGTTGATATAGCTGCTAATCAGCTTCTCTAGGATTCTGTTCGGCTGGGCTATATCCCTCGGGCTGATTCTCATCTGAAGGTGTCCTCTTATTTATTTCGGCCAAAATAGACTCTTTTAGTTCTTCTGAATCTTTTGGTTGTATTCCTCTGCGGTCAAATTCTACGGTCAAAACTTCTAATTCTTTTTTATGTTTCCCGAACTTTTCAAGTTTTGGTGCAAGCTCTTTTGCCAGCGTCACATATTTTCTTACGACAAATTCGTATCGATCAATCAGTTCCAGGACATCTGCATCTTCTAGACTCACTTACTTCACCTTGACGTTTCATCACCGTTTTGTTCGTCGGAATCGGTGAGGAGAAAAGAAGAGATATCGTTTGGGCTGTCAAGCCACTCATCGCCGATCTCTTGTATTCTGCATTGAGGAACGCCAGAGGCCCTGGCGGCGGCCTTATCTACAGTCTTCCAAAATGCTTTCGTTTTCTCTGTGCTTTCGTTTCTATAAATTGCCATTTTTAGCATTCCTCACTTTACCTCTTCTGAATCGATTTCATTCTGAATTGCGCTCAAATCACCCTCTGTCAAATCGCCTTCGTCTACTTGTTGTTTGCTGGACAGCTTGATCAAGTCAACAACCTGAGCGGTCTGCTTGATCAATAGCTCTCCATACTTAGCGAGGGTGTCACCGCTCTCAAGAAACAACTGAGGGTCTTTATCAATGTACTCTTTCAGTTTCTTATACGCCTCAACTGCGAATTCTCTATCTTCCTTGAATTGTTCAGAAACAAGTTTATACAGCTGATCGACATCAGATGCTTCTATTTTTTTCTCGGACATATCTTTCAAATTTCCCCAGCTAAATACTTCTTCCTGAATATATCGTACTTTTTCCTAAGCTTCGTGAGATTTGTAACCACCTGTTTCGTATTAAGTTTTGTAATCTCTCTCAGGTATAAGTATATGAATTTTTTGTTAAATATTGAAATAACATCCGGGTGATCCAAAAGAAGAATGACGGCGTCCAGAACCTTTTTTTCCTGGTCTTTGTTGAATTTGCCCCTCCATCGTCTTACCTCTTCCTTGAGTAGCAAAATGTATTCCTTCCTCATAGCCTCTTCTTCATAAGGAACAAATATGTCTTCACTGTGGTTTTTCTCAAGAAGGCTTATTGAATCTTTGTCCAAGGGAACATCTGAATTGCTCTTCTTTGTATGCATTTTAACACGCTGGATGAACCAATTCTTAGCGATTACGTTGTAGTAAGAAAAGGCCTTACACCCCTTTGTCGCATCAAATTTATACAGATTCTCGAATAAGAAGGAAACACAGTCGCTCTTCAGCATATCAACGTCGCCCATGGCATTGAACTTGTAAACAAAGATAATGTTCTCTACGAGCTTAGAAAAAGCTGGTCTGATTCTATCGACGAAGATTTTCTTTTTTTCTTCTATGCCCGGCTCTTGCTGATAATCAATTATTGCATTCTCGGTTGCCTTCCCGAAATAATTACCGCTTTTCTTCTTTCTCTTCTTCGGCCTTGCCAATGTTTTTTGCATTTTTGTATCCCACTAAGATGTCATGAATTATCACCACGGCTTTACGAACATTTTGAACATCAGGGTCGTCGGATATCATTTGCCTGTTGTTAATGAGTGCGTCTAACATTTCGATCACTCCGTCCAAGTCTCCAATAGTGTCTTCATAAAAGTTTTCATACGTTTGAACTTTTCGACTGACCCTCACTGACGCTTGAGTAATCACGGCCAGCAAGATAACCAACAAAGAACAAACAACTGATAAAATAATGATAGTAGTCATGTTCTTATTATGTCCTTGTTTTTGAGGTAAGTAAAATATTTCTTCTCTTTTTCATTTCTATCGCGTATTCTTCTTCTGAATAATTATATCCATCAAGCCACCAATATTTGTCTCCATTAGGTTCTGTAACAGCGGGGCCGTCTTCTCTGTGAAAATTATATGTTTTCAGGTCACTCCAGCAAATGGCTCCGTCACACATAATGTCAACTTTATTCTTTATCACTACGCCGCACTTCTCTTCTATCTCCCCTAACCCTACTCCGCTAGAAAACACAGGAATACACTCTCCATGAAGTAGAAACAATCTTTTGCCATCCCTGATAGAAAAGAATTCTGAATGTCTATTAAACTCTTTATTACAACATGAGCAGAAATAATGTTTCAAAGACCCATCTCCTCAAATTCTTTTTTGTATTTGAGAACATATTTCTCATACTCAATTGTCTCTTCGGGATAGTTCTTGTAGATACCTGCTTCAATTTTCTCAACATAAGAGGGTCCACAATTATAGGCCTTAATTGCAAGTTCAACGTCGCCATGGAACCTATCTGTCATCTTCCAGAGATAGTAAGTTCCAAGCTGAATGTTGTGCTTCGCGTTATACAGGTTGTAGTGCCTCTTCCCTATCTCTCCTGCGATATCTGAAGCTGTTGCAGGCATGACCTGCATTATTCCTTTTGCTCCAGCATGGGACTCTATTTTGGGATTAAATGCCGACTCTCTTCTTGCTACAGCCAAGACCAGAGCAATAGGAACATCGTTGTCTTCCGAATACTGAACAATAGCTGAAGCAACCGTCGTGTATTCCACAATATTCATCTTGGGTCTGGCATATCTCTCCAATATTGGCCTGACTCTCTTAATCAAGGCCCATCGCTTGTTTTCTGGTTCAATTGACTCTTCAATCACTGAAGTTCTCTTTTCTATCGTTTCCAAGACAGAAGATTGATATTCAAGATTATGGGCAATAATGGAATCTGAGTCAAGGGACTGGAACCTGTTACTTATAGACTCTTCCTTCAGCAACTCAAGCTGGGTGGATAAAGAATCGGCCTTCATTCTTGATTCGTAGACGACAAGGGAAAATCCCAGGAAGAACAAAAGGTTGAATACTCCAATGACTGCAATGATTTTTTCTGTTCTTCCCATGGTTCTCCTTCACCTTCTTTTAGTCTTCGTCTAAGGATTCTTGTAGCTCTTCTCTTGTTATCTTCTCTTCCTTCACGTACTTCCAGAAAGAATTGAATGAAGGAAACTCTTTAGTAATTCTTGGAGCACCTCTTAACTGTACCGCTTCTGCAAGGAGGGCGTCAATATATTTCTTTTTTTCTTCCCCGATTTCTTTGTCCGGGGATTTCTTGAAGAGGGCCATTTCATAGTGAAAAGCGTTTACGAGCTGGTCTATTCTCAGGCCAATTGTTCTTTCTTCTGACTTCTTTGTTGAATAAAATTTCTTCACGAAGTTTCTGTACATCGCTTTGCTGCAGAATTTTAGAGGCTTTTTGCAATAAGCTCTCCTTCTTTTCCTGAGAATTTCTGTTGCTTCTTCGTTCTGAACCGGCTCAAAAAGTTCTTCAGATGTGTTCTTAATTGTAGAATCCATTCCTTTACTCTCCTAAATTTAGTTAGTCGTCTCATCTTTGCTGCGTGTTGTTTTTCTGTGTAAGGCTTAGTTCACTTTACTACAGAAAAGCTGGAGTGTAAAGAATTATTTCAACTGGAATCAGAAACCTGAATATGCTCCTTTCTCTTTGATCACAAAGTACTTCCCTCCACAATTACGACACTTGTACTTCTTCTTCAAAAATAGCTCACTGAAGTTTGTGATGATACCTTCACAGTAAGGGCACTTCTGGAGTATCTTCTTCTTTTGTTCAACCATTTATCTGTCACCTTTCTGTAATTAAGTCAACAACTACATCTAAGAACAAGTTTGACAGCTTCTCTTTCTTGAGTGCTCTCTTTGTTTTTCTTCCAAATATTCCGTCAATCTTTCCAATTGTGAAATGCTGAAGTCTGTAAAGCTGAGATTGAACAAACATTCTTTTTACTTCTTCACTGTCAGAAGCTGGATTCCACCTACCCACATCAAGAACTGCACACTTGACTGCTCTTGTGTTAGATAATACATTGAATATCTTTACCCAATCTTCACCTATGTAGTTGTAGTGCCAGACTTCAGATTCTTCAATACTAGGGAAAGGTATTATAGGACTGAACCCTACCGACATTGACAGTTCCCAGAATAAAGACACCCAGTTTTCTTTACCTATTCCTTCAAAGTTCAGATCATTCATTGATATATCAACAGCTCTGCCAGCATTGTGAAAACTTTCACCTGGCTTTGCCACAAAATCTTTTTTCTTTCCTGATTTGTACAAAGTTCTTGCTTTCTCTTGTGTTTCCCAGTTTCTAAATAAGTCAATTATTAACATGGTTCCTTTGTTCAGTCTTACTAATCTGTCCAGTTTAAGTAAAGCAGTAAACATATCTGGGACTATGTAATTTCCTTCCTGACCTACATTGTTGAAGTTAGAGACATCAATTTTATTTTTGCTGTTCTTTGGGTAAATTGAAGAGAGAGAGTAAGCTGGTATTAATTTTGTTCTTCTAGGGGTCATTGTGTCTTACCTGGGATATTTGTGTCTTAGTATAAATAGAGTGAATCAAAGTAGTTCGCTACTTCGTTGTGTGCTTTTGAGGTTTGAAAACTTTCTTTCAAAAAGTGTGTCTTTTGTTTTACGAGTGGAAGAAAGTATGATATAATTAAAGAATAAATACACAAAGTAACCCCAAACTATAAGTCTTCTTAAACTCTTTCTTCTTCTCTTACTCTTTTCCATAGGGTTTATTTTAACTCTTTCCTAACTCAAGTAAATTTCTTTTCTTAATTCCTTCCTTTATCTTTTTTGGCTGGTTTACTTTAACTCTTTTCAGAAAAGATTCACTGAAAACAACAGTTAAAGACAATTTAAACCCTTTAAAAGGAAATAAAGGAGAAAAACATCTGGAAAGAAATAGGTAAACAACATAGTTCTTGTTGTATGATGACGGCCAAAGGCCTGTTCTTAGTGATTTCAACACAATTAAAATTTGGGCAGCGCAGAAAACAATAAAAATAATTGTTAAGGATTGATTCGGTAGGAGTCGTCGTCAAAATGCTGAGTGGAGAATTCAAACATTTCGCTGTCTTCAAGAGCTACAATTTGATGAACTCTTCCTGGTGGGATATAGAAATTATCTCCCGGACTTAAGATAATAGAATCGAGATAGTCAAGGATAGGGATGGCGCTCCCTGCAACAGCAAATGCCAAGAGACTTAAATTATCTGAATAATAGAGCTTAACTTTTCCCGTCGAAATGTAAAATGTCTCGTCCTTTAATTTGTGGTAATGAGCTGGGAATCCCTGGTCTTTGGCGATGTTGAGAAGCTTCCCGCAATATTCTTTTTTGTTTACTATCCACTTTTCCCATCCCCAAGATTTAGGAACAAAATGCATTTTTGGTTGGTCATTGTTCAAAATTCACCTCCAGTGTGCCTTTTGAGTGTTGAGTGCATTGCGACCTGATTGGCGTACATCGCGGCAGAGGAGACCATCTTTGTTTTCAAATAAGAGACTACAAACCCAGCTAAAAAGACATCCCCACAGCCGATAATATCAGGATTTTCAATTTTTTCGGGTTGGGAATAAGTTGCCGAACAGAGGCCGTCATTCCACAAGGAACATCCTTCTGCTCCATTAGTTACTATCAGGTTTTTCTGTGTGCTTGTCCCAAACGCTGCGCTAAATTCTTTGTGGTTTATCTTGATGAACTTTTGTTCGATATTCCTCCAGATTGTAAGGTCGCTTTTCTTTGTGTCAATGAACACTGGTTTACTAAACCTCTCCAGCTTTTCTATGGTTTGTTCGTTTACAACTCCTTTATCATAATCACTGACAACAACAGCGTCATAATAACTTAAGTCAACGTATTTGAAAATATAGTGATATTCTTCCAGCGCCCAATCTTCAAATCTTTTTTTATTGTCTATCCGCACAATCTGTTTGTTTGTTTCAGAGTTGATCACTCTTGTTTTGACCATCCCGTCATTATTCCAGAGTTTGTAGCTGGTAGCTGTTCCTATTTCTTTCTTTCCAAGCATTGAGTTGCTTCTTTTTGACAGGATACTCGAAACATCTATAAAGTCCTCTGAGAGCGATTTAAGGTTGGCAGCGACGTTCAGACACCCACCTAGCTTGTAATCGTCTGAGATCGCGTCTAGGACGTCTACAGAGGGATCTTCTGGGGACCTTCTTGAGATAGTTCCGTACTGATAATGGTCAAGCATTGCGTCGCCAATTACTAAGATTTTCACTTTTCTTCCTCCTCTTCAGTGTATGCTGATAAGAGTAGAATTACGGAGTCAGGATGGAGATAGTAACAACCTTGTTCTATTTGGTCGGCAGGATGGGACATGGTGCCATATTTTAACATTCCGCCAAGGGCTGCCTTTATTTGTTCAAATTCTTTTTTTGTTAGCATTGGTTATTCTCCGAATGATTTCTGAAGTTGAGGGGAATATTCTCCGTCTCTCATAATAGATTACTTTGTCCGCATATTCTTCGCCAATCACGTTTCCTTCCCATTCTTTTCCTTTTATCAGAATTATGCTCTCTGGATATTGAATGAGGTCCTTCAAATCTTTTGAGTTATCGAATGGAAAAATTCCTGCAATTTCCGAGAACAAGGTCAAGAGTTGTTCTTTTCTTTCTTTGAAACTGAAGATGGAGGCCCTACCTTTGTCGAGTGAAATTTTGGAATCACTATCAATTCCGAGAAGTAGTATTCCGTTATTTTTGTCCGCTGTTTCAAGGCAAAATCTCAGGAAAGCGAAGTGTCCAGAATGAAGAACATCAAAGCAACCGTTTGCGAAAAATGTCGTCCTACTCGTCATCGCCACTTCTTGGCACTTGTACAATATTCCCCTGTCACCTGAGGGAGGTCTTCCCAGTCTCGGTCTGATCTGTCGAGAAGATTCCTTGTCCAGACAGTTTCTAAAATCAAAGGGTCCAAGTCATTTTCTTTTGCCAGGGCAATCAATCCGTTAAGATCTTTCGGGAAACATGATTTTGACCAACCTCGGCCATCTTCTCCAGGAACCTTCGTGTGGCTGTCAGTTATTCTTTTGTCCCTGGTTACAATTCCTATGACAGAATTATAGTCAATATCTGTCTTTTCGCAGATGTCGTAGATTTCATTGCAGAAAGAAACTTTCATTGCAAGAAACGAGTTGGCGACATATTTTGCCATTTCGGCAGCATCGCTTGTCGTTTCGATAATCTCTGCAGGATTCTTTTGTGTCTTCGTGAATTCGATCATCAGGTCAAGAAGGTCAATATTATTCGCTCGATCCGAAACACCAGAGAGCCCCAATATGATTCTATCTTGATTGAAGAAATCATTGAAAGCGTTGTTTTCTGTCAAATATTCTGGACAGAAGACAAAGTCATGGGACAGATATTTTTCAGCCAACCTTCGTGTTGTTCCGGGGATTACTGTGCTTTTGATCACAATCATTTTTCTTTCGTCTGTTAGTTGATTTATTTCATCAACAACAGATTCGACAATAGAAACGTCGCATGATCCGTCTGCACTCATTGGCGTGGGGACACAAATAAAAATAATATCACTCTCATCAACGACCCTGTTCAGAGAGCAAGAGCATTCAAACTTGTCATAAGTTATTGTGTTTGCGGCTTGTTGAAAGCCAATTTCAACTGCCGACCCTACGAATCCGCTCCCTATGATTCCAATTTTGTTTTTCATTTCTCTTCCTTTAGCAGGGGGTGATCTTGCATAGCTTCTGGATGTTTTCCTTCGTATTTCTCTATTCTGTGGTTGGGGTCAGTTATTTTCCCGTTGTCGTCAATATGCCATCCATAGTCAAATGGTTCGCCAAAGCGAGTTTCCCACCACTTTTTTTTGTGCAAAAATCTGTCAACACTTTTAACGAAAGCATAGTGGTGGTACATGATGTATTTGAGAACCACCACACTGTCATGGTCCCAATGAATTTTTCTATTTTCCCACTCCATTCTGTTGTCATCAACAAATTTGCACTTTGGAGTGATCTTGAACAGCCTGGGGAATTCCTGAAGAGTGCAGTGGTCAAGGTCGTTCACGAACGTTAAACTTGCGAAATAAGCTGCAAATTTATTTTTGGAGTTCAAAATTTTTGCAGACTTCTTTACGATCTTTAGTGTGTGTTTGGTATAAACTTCATCGCCATCAACAATGAGTAGCCATCCATCAGGATTCAGTTCCTTTATTTTTTCTAGCCCAACATTGCGCTGGTCTTTGTCTGATTTCTCATTCGCTTCTATGTAGTGAATCTTGTCCCAACCATTGCCTGATTCATCTTCGAAATCAATTATTTTCTTTATTTTGTCTATCGTGCCGTCTGTGGACCGGGGCTCTGCACCAATTGCAATTGACTCTTGGTAAGCTCCTTCTACGATTACGAGGTCATCCACATAAGGCAGGACAGACCAGATGGCTTGTTCAACAAATTCTGTTTCGTTGAACACGGTCATCAGTACTGAGAGTCTTTTACACATATTTCGTTACTGAGCTTTCCTCTTGCTTGGTCATTCCGTTTTTGACCCTGACCAGTTCCGTTTTCAGATCGGCCAGATCATCAGACAACCTGCTAATCAGTGTGACGTTGTTATTTTGTTGTTCGAAAAGCCTTCGAATTGAATCAACCATTTCTCCGAATTGTTTGTTCAGAGCGTCAATTCTTTCCGTCATTTCTTTCGTTGTTACTGGTGCCATGTTTGTTTCTCCTTGTTAGGTTTGCTTCTAATATTGGCATTAAGTTGCCGGTTTGTCAATACTTCTTGTTGCCTCAATAGATTGCTGAAGCAACTCACACACTCCGGGATAGAGACCTATTCGAGGTCGATAACCGAGAGTTGTACTTGTCTTATCGATCGAAGCGAGCGTTTCTTTTGATTCCCCGGTCCTTAATGGGAGGAGAACTTTACAGAAACCTTCTCTCTCTGTTATTTTTTTTGCAATTCCAATTACCATATCTGCGACTTCCATAATTGAATAATTAACTCCGGTCCCGACATTAAAAACTTCGCCCGATATTTGTTCGGTGTCTCTATCCATCAGTGCTTTCATAGCTAAAAGATTGGCACTGACGACATCGCTTACGTGAGTAAAGTCTCTCTTTTGTTCGCCTGTTCCTACTATCGTTAGGGGTTTGTTATTCAAAACTTGATTTATGAATAAGCCAACGACTGGAGCGTGTTTTCCTTCTAGGGGAGAATTTTTTCCATAAACGTTGAAATATCTGAGAATTATGTTATTGATTCCGTGAAGCTTTCCCCAAGTCTGACAGTAAAGCTCCCCCATAAGTTTGGATACAGAGTATGGTGTCTGACAATTTGGAACAGCGTCGGGCATACAGGGCATTTCTGCATCTGGCCCGTAACAGCTCGAAGAAGATGAATAGATAATATTCTTAATCTGAAGCATCTTCATCATCTCAAGTACATTTAGTGTTCCTCTGACATTTGTTTCGTTGGTGAGAAAAGGTTTCTGTATTGACGGTTGAATTCTTGCCTCGGCAGCAAGATGGAACACTCCCTTTGCCCCCTGGAAATAGGAGTAAGCACTTGACAGATCATTCCAATTCGAGATGTCTATGTTCAGAAATTTCAGTCGTTCATGTTTCGGGATGTTCCTCTCAAATCCTGAGGACAGATTATCGACAACAATCACGCTCTTGCCGAATGAAAGTAATTGATCGGCCAAGTGCGACCCAATAAATCCAGCTCCGCCTGTGACTATGAATGTGCTCTCGTTCATTTGCTCCCCTTTAAGATTCTTTCGTATTGTTTGAGATAATCTTTCGCAATTTTAACGTTGTTGAAATTATCATGTGCATATTTTCGACACCCTTCGTGGTCAATTTTACCCACCTTCAACATAGCTCTGAGGATATCTTGATCCGAATCGCACAAGAAAGCAACATCTTTATTGAGTATTTCTATGTGGGCAGCAGTGTTTCTTGCAATCACTGGCGTGCCTGAAATCAAAGCCTCAACATTTACTAAGCAGAATGCGTCTCTTATCTTACCTATATTCAGAACTGCCTTAGCTTTTGACAGGACCTCGGCTTTCACCTTCCCGTTGATTGCTCCAAGATATTCTATCTTATCATCACAATTCTCTTTTATCAGGTTTATCATCTCTTGATTATTGCCTGTTCCCGCAATTTTCAAATTGAATTTGTATTGCCTCGCCAGGTAGATAGAAGTGAGCAGACCCTTTGCCTCTCCCCAATCAGTCCCGGCCATCCATAAAAAATAATCATCTTTTTGGTCAGAGAAAATGAAATCTTCAGGAGAAATACAGTTATGAACATAGTGCGGGCAGCTTAATCTGTCTGAGATGTACTTGCTGATACAGATTATATGAGGGCTGTTTTTGATTTCTTCTAGCCAATCAGGGTCGCTTTCGTGCCCGCCACCGTGAATTGTGTAGGCCCAAGGTTTGCCAAAACTTTCGCAATATTCGAAGTCCTGATGATGAAAGTGAATTATGTCTGTGTCTTCTGGGATTTCCTGTACGATAGGCACAGGGGCCGAAACAGACGAAGGGAGTACCTTCATATAGACATCGTGCCCTAGGGCCTTTAAACCGGCTGATAAGCTCTCTACGACCCTTTCTGTCCCCATACTATCTTTCGCCGGAGCATGATAATCACAGTATTGTACTATTTTCAAAACGGGCTCCCTCGTAGAATTTGATGATTTTGGCGATCTCAGTTTTGAGTTTTCTTTCCTGCTCCCACCCTAATTCTTTCTTTATTTTGGAGCTGTCAAGGGCATATCTGATATCTTGTCCTGGCCTGTTGGGAACAAAATCAGTAGTGTCTGAGCTAATTTCTTCACCAAATTGAGACAAAACAATATCAATTATCTGTAAAACGTCATACTCTTCATCACTGGAAATATTATACAATTCACCGTCTGTTCCTCTTTCCATCACTTGCAGAATCGCATCACAATTATCTTTTACGTGAATCCAATTTCTGATATATTCGCCTGTTCCGTGTATCAATATCTTTTCATCATTCAGAAATCGGTTAATGCAATTTGGTATCAATTTCTCATAATGCTGTCTGGTTCCGTAATTATTTGTCGTTCTCGTTATCCTGTAGGGAATGTCAAACGTTCTGCCCCATGCTCCAATTAACATTTCTGCACATGCTTTTGTTGAGGCGTAGGGGTTGCTTGGATTTCTGTAGGTGGTCTCTTTGAATGACCCATCTATGATATCGCCGAACACTTCGTCTGTTCCGATGTAGGTCAGTGTTGGTTTATTTTTTTCTTTCCGGATTAACTCTAAGAGATTGTATGTTGCCAAGATATTGCTCTCTATGAAAATTGCACTATCTTCAATGGAACAGTCTACAGAAGATTCTGCAGCAAAATGAACAATATGTTCGCACCTCGGCAGGGTTTTTAAATCCTTGATGTCAACTTTCGTAAATGAGTAATTCTCAGATTCTGGTGAGAAATTAATATTTGATGCATAGGTAACCTTGTCGTAATTAATTACCCTGTATCCCTTCTTCAGGGCTAGTTCTATGAAGTGAGAACCAATAAACCCAAGACCACCTGTAACCAATATTGTACTCACTTGTCACCACTGAAAAAGCTTTCTACTACTTCCTCTATGTACTTTATTTTCTCTTCTGTTATTCCAATGAACGTCCCGATGAAGAACGAATTCGTGGTAACTTGCTTGGCAACCGGGAAGTCTTTGCTTAAATCTGGAGAGATTGTTTTAGCTAGGTCGGAGTATCCCGAGTGAGCAAGAATGTTCCCGCTGAAGTATGACCTAGTTTGAATTCTGTTCTTCTCTAGGTGGTCTACGAACTGTTGTTTGGTGAATGTTGCCCCTTCTTTCACTGTTAGGAGATAGGCAAACCAACATGGGTCTGAATTCTTTTCAGCAACAGGAAGATGAAAATGCTTCTCATGTTTCTTGAATATTTTGCTCAAGCTTTTGAAATTATTTCTTCGGCTCTCATCAAATTTATCGACTTTCTTTAGTTGTTCAAGACCCATTGCCGCCTGCAAATCTAGAGGTTTAAGGTTGTAACCTACTTCATTGAATACATATCTGTGATCGTATACAACCTCCGGAAATCCTGGCAACCATTTTTTAAATCTGTTCTTGCAAGCAGTCTGCGCCACTACATTTCCCGGAGTTTTCATGTTGCAGAAACAGCCACGACCCCAATCTCGAAGGCTGTACAAAACCTTGTGAGCGTTGCTGTCGTTGGTTGCTACAAACCCTCCCTCTCCTGTCGTTATGTGGTGAGCAGGGAAGAAGGAGCAGGTAGATAAGTGCCCGAAAGCTCCAAGTTTGGTGCCATTATACGTTGACCCTAGCGCGTCACAGGAGTCCTCGAACAAATACAAATTATATTTTTTGACAAGCCCCATGAGCCTGTCCATGTCTGGAGGGTTGCCGAGAACGTGAGCGAACATTATTGCTTTTATGTCCCCGTGCTCTTCTAATTTCTGTTCTACTTGGTCCAAATCTAGGTTCAACGAAGGCAAGGTTACATCCACAAAGACGGGAGTGAACCCTAGCTGCAATATCGGATTGAGAGTGGTAGGGAAACACACAACTGGGGTTAAAATCTTGTCCCCATTCTTCATATTGTACAGATTTGGTGACTTTGCTGCAGCCATCATCAACAGATTCGCTGAGCTTCCCGAGTTAGTAAAAATGCCCCTGGTCCTCCCGAGCAAGGGCGGGAACTTTTGTTCAAAAATCTTAGTTTGTGGGCCAACTATGAGCCATTCGTCCATCAAAGACCTGACTGCAGCGACATATTCGTTCTCGTCATACACTGCGCCCGAGTAGGCGACCCAATCCTTGTCCTTGTCCCAAGTGGAGTCCTGTTTTTCTTGGTAAAATTCCCTAAGAAGCTGCAATATTTTTTCTTTTTTCTCTTCCAAAGACATGGGGACTCCTAGTAAAGGTGTTCAGTGTAACACTTGTGTGTCTTCATCATTTCTGGGTGTCTGCCTGTGAAGTCTCTGTACTTGTTTTGTTCAAAAAAGGCCCAATTCTTGTTCATATAGTGGGCATAAAATTCTTCTGCCACACTGTTTTCGAAATTCTTGTAAAATTCATACTTTGCTTTGATCCTGTCGTACCCAACGCAGCTGTAGTGGAAGGGTCTTAGCATTTTTGGATAGTCAAAGTTGGCTTTTAGCACGTATTCTGGGGTGTTTGGGGGGCGGGGTTCGTTAATTCCTCCCGCATAAATCCAAATATTTTTGTCAGGGTAAAACATCCCTGCCCCTCCCTCTGTTAGCACTGCGTCGGGGGTCAATTTAGAGATTCTTGGGTTGCGAAAGTCCTTAAAATGCCAAAAATCAGGAGCAAAATAGTTCATCCAAACATTTAGCCCCAAAATGTTGTTCTTGTCGCATTTTCCAAGGAAGTTTTTCATGGGAGAGAGGGCCGCTTTTGGCCATATTTCGTCAGCTCCGCACAAAAACAACCAATCCCCGCCCATTTTTTTTGCCATTTCCACGGCAGGAGTAAGTGACTCCCCGTGCGTTTTTGGTTCTTTTTCTGAAAGGATTAAATGACATTTTGTGCTTTTTTTCAACCATTTGTCGATAATTTCAGGAGTTTTGTCTGTCGATCGGTGACCAAGACCTATTTCTAGTGAATCTTTCATGCCGATATCGACAATGATCAGCTCATCAACAAAATCATGAACAGAAGAAATGGCATAATCGAGAAATAGCTCCTCATTATACGCCGGAATCATCCCTATTAATTTCATGCGAGCCCCTCATAATTTGACGCGAAATTGTAGATATCTTCTTCTGATATTCCCGCCGTTTTCCTTAGAAAATCCTGGTCGCCGACTGTTTTATTCACGACATTTGGTATCGAAAAGCTCTTAATTGGAATGGTCTGCTTATTCGAGTAAAGCAACTCAATTATTGAAGAAGCTAACCCATTGTTGTCTATATTTTCTTCAGCAACTATGACTATTTTCTTGTCTTTTATCGAGCTTAAAATCAGAGAATCATCCAAGGGCCTTATTGTCGGCAAAGAAACAACACAAGATTTTATGCCTTGTTTGTCTAACCTTTTTGCCACGTTCGATACGACCGACAGCATTCCTCCGGAAACAAAAAAACATATTTCATTTCCTTCTTGGACAGTGATTCCTTTTCCTATTTCAAATTTTGTTCCCTTTTTATGCACTATGGGTTCTCCTCCTCTTCCTATCCTGAGATAAGATGGACCTTGTTTTTTTATCATGTTGTGAGTTAGAACAGATGTTTCTATTGGGTCTCCCGGAGAAAGAATATCAATGCCTGGGAGAGATTTAATCAGAGAAACATCGTCAATTCCGTAGTGTGTCGGCCCGCCGAGTCCGTAGCTATAGCCTGCCCCAACTCCTACAATTTTGACGTTAAGTCCGTTGTAAATTATGTCGTTCCTTATCTGCTCTAAGCACCTAATACTCACGAAAGGAACTATTGAATATACTATTGGGATGAATCCTTCGAGTGCCAGGCCAGCTGCCACGCCTATCATGTTGGCTTCTGCAATCCCCATGTTCAAAAATCTGTCAGGATATTTTTTTCGTATAGGATCGAACAATTTAAACCCTAAATCTCCCGTCAAGAAGATAGATTTTTCCTCGTAATCACTAATCTCTTCAATAGCTTTGAAAAAACTATTTCGCATCAGATATCTCTTTGATCGCTGCCTGTAATTCTTCTGAGTTTGGGACACGATAGTGCCATTCTAATACGTTTTCCATGAAAGAAACACCCTTTCCTTTGACTGTATCGAGAGAAATAACGAAAGGCCGATGCCATCCTTTTGAAAAATGTTTGATTTCGACCAATTTTTTAAAGTCATGACCGTCAGTGCGGAGAGCATTCCAATTAAATGAGTTGAAAATTTTAATCAAATCACTGTTGAACACGTTCGAGCATTTGTCCAGGGCCTGATAGTTGTTGTTGTCGATGATACAGACTAGGTTGTCCAAATTTCTGGCCCCTGCGAATGCCGCTGCTTCCCAAACACTCCCTTCATTGCACTCTCCATCGCCTACTAAACAAAAAACACTGCCCTTTTCCTTCTTGATTTTCTTTGAATAAGCAATTCCGGCAGCAACAGACAGCCCGTGACCTAGTGACCCGGTCCCCACCCTTACTCCTGGAATGTTATTGCTTGGATGCTCGCACAATAGGCTTCCGTTTTTGCAAAAATCATCATAGGTTTTTCTTGAGATGACCCCTTTTTCCATTAAAACGGAATACAGGGCGAGACCTGCGTGACCCTTACTCAAGATAAACTCGTCTTCTTCCTCCATTATGGAAAAATAGAGAGCAACTAAGGCCTCAACACATGAAAAATTGGGCCCAATGTGAGGCGTTTTGGTCGCAAAAGAGGATTTAAGAATGTTTTTTCTGATCTCTTTTGCGACCAATTTTAGGTCATTTTGATTCATTTTGGTACCATTCTATGGTTTTTTTGAGCCCTTCTTCTAGGCTAAATTTCTGTTCCCAACCTATGCTTTTCAGTTTTGTGTTGTCAGCGACCCAAAGTTTTGATTCTTTAGGGGTGGTGCCTAAGTAATTCCATGGACATTTAGGTTTCAGTCCTGTTAGTTTTATCACAATCTTCGCAATTTCTTCAATCTTTGTTGACTCTCCTGACCCTAGGTTGTAGATTTCTCCGCTGACCAGCTGGTCTGTCATATTCAATGCATCAATTACATCCTGCATGTAGACAAAATCTCGCATGGCATAAGGATTAGTGATGCTGATCAACTGCTCCTTAAGTGTCCTCGTGATAACTTGATACACAAGCCTTGTTGATTCCTCGAAAGGACCATAAACACTGAAGGGTCTTATCGTGCAGACAGGTTTATTTTCTTTTTTCGCGTAGTATTGACACAGGTTTGTCTGAGCAGCCTTGGCCACCCCATAGCAACTGTAGGGATTTAGCCTGTCATCTTCCCTCATTGGTGAGTCACTGTGGCCATATTCTGATGAACTACCCACATTAACGAACATTTCGTAGTCAATCCAGGCCGAAGCTTCGAGTAAATTGTTCGTTCCTATGATGTTTGTGGTCAAAATGTCGTTATTGATGGTGTGAAAGTGATAACTCCCGAGCGTTGCTAGGTGATAGATAATGTCCGGTTTGGACCAATTTACGATGTCTTGAAGGCTATTTCTGTCCCTTATGTCCACTTTTTGCAGATATATGTGCCTTCTTATGTCTTTTAGTCGCCAAGATTCCCCTGAATTGCTTGTAGTGGCGAAGATATTGTGCCCTTTGTCGAGCAAATCCCTCACAAGGTTAGCGCCAATGAACCCACTGGCTCCTGTTATCAGTATGTTCTTAGACATTTAGAATCCTTTCGTTTACCTATTTACGATTCTTATGACTTGTTGTTGCCTGGAACCTGACTGGGGGCTGACAAATTCTATGTCTTTCTCTTTTGCGAAGTCGTTCCACACGCCAGATAGGCCAGTTTGCCAGTCATGGAAGACCAGTATAGACCCCTGAACCAAGAAACTGTCGCAGAAATCCAATACGGTTCTTGCGCTAGAGGCCAGGTCGCAATCAATATGCACTAAATCGATGTATTTCAGCCTAATTTTTTCCTGTAGATTTTTGTCAGAAAGAGTGTCTTCGTACATTCCTTCAACAAGGAATATATCATCGATATTCCCTAGTTTTTCCGACATCTTTGTTTCGGTGTTTTCTCTGCTGGAGGAATAATCCCCCTCTTTCCAAGATTCGCTTGAAGAAGGGAGCCCCATGAAGCTGTCAAATCCGCACAATTTGTTGTCCATATTGTTCTGTCTCATGAACAGTGACATTTCAGACAGAGAATGACCTTCAAATACCCCGAATTCTAGGACATGACCGTTG